AAGTACCACCGCCAACACTAACAGAACCACCCCTTATCCCGGGTCTACCTTTATGTCCGAAATTACCACTTCCAGCACCACCATAATCAATGACCTCAGAGACAGGGCATTTCCCATTATTCTTACACTGACTAATCAGCTTCTTATAATCGGGCGTACCCTTGTTACCGTGGGAAAAATTTAGATGTTCGCGGTGTTTAGGAAATGGAATATTCATCTTCATAAATATGAATAAAGACGAACAGTTCTGATTTGTCAAGAAAATAATACGAAAACCGTGTAATAATTACATGGTTTTTAGAGGAATATGTTCTTTTTCGCGGCTCTACGGTCAATAGGTTGCAGGGCTCCAAGTTGTTTTATTAGTTTGAGTTGCAACTCAGAGAGCCTACGAAAATTCGCAAGTAATTCTTTTTGTTCAGGCGTGGGTTTTAATATGTCCGTATTTTCCAGCGCAGGTTCAAGCACATCAACCATCTTTGTAACTCGGGTTAATTGCGCTTTGAGTGAAACGATAGGATAATCAGGTGCAGATTTCTTCCAGTTATATTTCTTCTTCCACTGATCAACCGTACAATGAGCAGGAATGTTCATCATTTCAGCGATCTTACGGATAGAAAAACCTTGAAGGTAATAATCTTTGGCCTGGGCAATTTCCTCTATTGAGTAATTAGCCATTAGCGTTCACCGCGTATAGGTGCTTCTACTGGTAACTCTGGATATTGGAATTTGATTGAAGGAGGAAGTGGATTGGCAAAATTCATATTTATAAACCTGTTAATAATTTGAGTCTGTATTGCTTTACGAAGTACCCGGGTATCATGGATCTTATATTCAGATCGAACATCAGCATGAGTCCTTGACAATGCGTATGAGCCTCGTCTACCTTCTTCCACAGTTTGCGTGGCTCCTAATGTAGCTTTGGACATTTCCGCATTACAATAATCAATCATGGTCGGGTAACTGACATCACCTTGAGATACTTTGGCGAAGTCAAGCTGGAACGAATCTGGAATAGATATTCCGGTACTATTCTGTAATTCATCCAGTGCGGTATTCGCGGCAGTTTGTAACGCAGATGACGTATCACCAGAAGGAAATTTCATAACGGCAGTAGGACCACCAAACTTTTCAAGGAATATGGCCCAAAATTTAAACCCGGTTTCCTTTTTAAACCAATAAAACCAATATAATTTCTCTAATAGTGGTTTTCCGTATGGCGAATTTGAATCAAAGTTCGCATGGAGTATCTTACTTTCCGGTAAAGGTTTTTCTTGACCAAAGGTACTCGGCTTGTAGAACATTTCAAACCCGATTTTTTTATTAGCCTTGAATACAAATAACTCCTGAGTATGAAATATCAACTTATCAATTATTATCTTACCTTTAAACTCACCGCGTTGAAGATTTTCAGAAGGTATTATCTCGTGCATGGAAAATCCCATAGGGATCGCATCAAGAATATCATAGAAATGGTTTTCAATGGGGATTTCGTTTAAAAGGAAAGATATAAAGTTTGCTTGAAGAAGTGCTTCAGGCGAACTATCCTTTGGTATTATCTGCCAGGGTATAGAAGCCGCACCGAGTTTACGAGTATTAATCACACTATACACATGAGCATCAGTAGACAGCATTTCATTATAATATTTAAACCCTTCCTGTTCGAGGACTTTATCAGGAGAGCGAAGATCAAATTCAAAGGTCCCTAATATCTTACTATTAGTTATATACGGTTCAAACTTCTCACCTTTTTTCTTCTTAGCTTTTGTCGTTACTGCTTTTCTACTACTCGCAGGTGTCTTTGGTGTTTTATGCGCCATGCCAGTTATATTATAAAATTATTCTGTAATTTCAAGTAAATTATTTGAGGTAGAGTGGTTATTGATATATCTCAGTAATTCAATCTCGGTTTTCAACTCAGATATTTCCTCACGAAATGACCGGAGCATATCGGTTTCGCTTATACTAGCTATCATGTAATACCAGTAGAATAATAACCCGGCCATCCAGCAGAGGAATAAGTATAATATGAATTTTCTAGTTGTCATTTTGATTCCAGGCATTTAAGCCGACCTTCGATATTACCGTTTATATAAGATTGACTGACTGCGTCTTGCCAGTGATGCTCTTGTTGACTCGAAATCTTCTTCCACTGTATTGTATTTGTCTTATCTGCGTTTTCAAGTTTATGAACACTTTCTTTTGCCGCCTGAAGACCTGTGATAATGTATCCAGACATACTCGTAACAACAAATAGGAGAAATGCAAATGCCAACCAAATCGCTTTTTCTTTTATCCACTCGTTCATTTCTTATTTCTCAAAAGTTTAGTATATCCAGCAACGCCTATATACATAGCCCTTCTTTTAACCCGATTAACACCAAGAGAAACCATTGCCTCTAAGAATATTTTATCAGCTTGATCACGAGGAATCACTTTAAACTCACAAAGCCAATCGTGCAAGACAGCCGCCTTATCATGTTTGCCAACTCTAGGGATAAGCCAACGTAATCCACGCGGTATAGAAGCAAAATCTGTATTGATACCTATGGGTACACGGAACGGCTCACCGTCTTTCGCGATATAATCTAAATGGGCAAGAGTGATAAACCACTTTCCATCTACCAGGTAATCTCTATGACGAAGATCAAGGTCAGATATAAACCCATAACCAAGTTTATTATTCAAAACAATTTACCGCCATGCTTATGTGACCGGGTTTTATTCATATTCTTCTTTGCGATAATCGCACCGGCAAGGCGTAACTTCTTTTTACCGGCATAATCCATAATCCGTATTATAGTATCAGCCAATTCCGCTTCTTCACTTGTAAATTCCGGTATCTTTTCATCAGCAGGATTACCCTTTCTCAAAGCCTCAAGCGCCTCGGATAGCTCAGAGTGCATTAAACATATCAATTCACCATCGTTACGGTCTTGATCCCACCAGCCTTTGTCCTTTGCAATCTCATGTACTTCATTCTGTACTTCTTCAAAGCTTTTTATAAACATTCTTTCTCCTTTGTCAATTAATTTTATTTCATATACCCTTATCATCGCCATATCGTTTAATCGCATCCATTCCAGTAAGTTCCGGCACAACCGTATCACCATACTTCCCTGTGGTTGCATAAGCCATGATATGCATAAAGCAAAAATACTTTACTTTATTCGGAATGAGATATTTAACCAACCAATACCAAAAATCTAATTCATATTTTTTCATAATACCCACCTTCCCAAATTAATAATTACTAATATGCTTCTCAGTACCACTCCGACTCCTACCTTCACCACTCTTAATCACCCGATCATTCGCTAAAGTATTCAATCTTTCATTAATCGCAGTAGATTTCCTGTAAACAAAATCAAATAACTGGTCATTCAGTGCGGCACCGACTGCCAACCCACACGAATCGATAGCATCATCCTGTTCATCCGCACCTTGAGGCGCCACAAGTTTAAAAGATGATCCGTGATATATCTTTTCGCAGTTCAAAAACTGCCTTGTGAGTGATTTCCAGGGACCGGCATCCTTAACTTTGGGCCGAATCAACCGTTTATAGTTAATTTCGTTCAGCATTTTATCATGTAACATAGGTAAATTGTACGCTGTGACCGGCTGAACCTTACTTCCAAAGATCGCAATGAGGAAATCGGTGTTAGTATCGCCGACTCCGGTAGATTCTGACCAGATTTTCTTCAATCTCGGGTACTTATTCAGGAAAACTTGTATAGCAATATGCTGTTGAGGGTAATCATCACCAGTTAATTCAAGTAAATCCACCATTTTCAAGCAGTTTAAAGCCTTTTCTACCACAGTAACAAAGGTATTATTGTGAGTTTTGCCCCAATCTATCCCAACATATAGATTATCTGAAGTAATTTCACCCGGTTTATAATCACCAAGCATATCAATGTCATCCCAAAGCTCCGGAGTAATCGGATTTGTAGTCTTTAATAGCCAAACGAGAAGGAAATTTAACTGGAATTCAATAGAATCCTTACCGATTCGAGACAATTCATTCATAATCCACTTCTTGTAATACTTAGAATACTTCTGTGCTTCCATGTACGGTATCCTTGAGTGCAGTCCAAGCTTCTTATTAATCTGTATTTGATTGTAGAATGACAGTTTCGCGGTCCAGGAGATCCCAAATGACACAATAGTTCCGTTTGTTGACGATACCATAGGTGAATACGCCTTATGCCATGAGTAAGGTACTATCTGATGTGCTTCGTCAAAGATTAAAAGGTGCGCGGATTCACCCTCAGTAACCGATTTAGGGTTCCCGGACATCGCAACGATAGAAGATCCGTTAGATAGCGAGAATAAGAACAGAGATTTGTTTATAACTTCAATACCGAGCTCGGCCATAAGCTTCTTATAGTTCTTTTTCTGCGATATACCCTTTAATCTCCGTAGTGTTATCTTCGCTTGATCAATTTTCGGTGCCACAATTACAATACTAAACCCATCCTTGAATAAATGTAAACTCGGGAATAGCTTTAAATACTTTTCCGATTGAGCAAGTGCAGGGAATAGAGTCATACAGGATAGAGTTAGTATTGTAATTGATGCAGTTTTACCAGTTTGCCGGGCGCGTTCACGAGTAAGTGAATTCCCATGTCCGAATAATATATCTTCAAGCTCAACTAATAGATCTGCCAATTGATATGGGTATAGATTGTACTCGAATATATGTTCCTTGATTATCTGCAGGAAGTTTTTCGGAAGAAGTTCAAGTAAGTCTATTTTCGTTTCAGTTTCCATAGTTATTTTATAATTTGTTTATTACAGCATTTTCACATCTTATCCATTGCACATCGCTTTCATCGCCACCATCACAATAACCGCTAATACCGATAAGTCTTTCTTCAAAATCGACAGAGGCTACATCATAAATCTTATTCTTATACTCCACTCTCATTTGCCCTGTCCACTTTACTGAATCAAACGCCTCTACATTCATATCGCCCTTCCTTTCCATAATCAATCACAACACAAATACAAAGTAACAATAAACACACACACCCAAAACGCAACACCAACCCACTTATTACACTGATGCCTTTCATTATACTTAACTTCTTCTCTGTTTCGCATCGTTCCTACCCTCCTGCATTTTAACTTGTTGTTCCGGAGTAATCACACGCTT